ATGCACGGTAAACCAGTTTTAGTTCCAGCACCATGTCCTCTATGTGATAAGCATAAAGTTGAACTTAATAAGCAAGACCAGTCGATCAGAAGAGTTAAAAAAGAAGATTTGACTGCTGCTCAAAAAGTAATCAAGGAAAAGAATAACGAGATTTATAAGGAAGCAGTTAAATGGGAAGCTAAGAAATTCTATATCGTTAGAGGTATCGACAAAGGTCTTGAGAAAGACGGTGTTAAATTTTGGAGATTTAAACACAACTACAGAAATCAAGGAACACTTGACAAACTACTACCAATTTTAGATGAGTATGTAACATTAAATCAAAAAACCTTTTATGATCCAATGAACGGTACTGATTTAAGTATTATCATGGCTGACTCTGAATTTAATGGACGCGTTTATAAAAGTATTACTGCGATCACATATCGTGGCACATCTCAGCTGCATGCGGATGCTATTTTAGCCAATGAGTGGTTAAAGGACGATACTACATGGAGAGACATTTTTCTACCTAAAAAAGCACCAAACATTACACCTTTCGAGTATTTAGAAATGGCAGTAAACGGTACTACTCCTTACTGGGACGATACTGATTCAAGTAAGAAACGTTGGGTATTTCCGGGTCGTCCAGACCTTGAAGAAGCTGCAAACAATCGTGAACGTAATTTAGATGCTGACTATGGTAAGGAACATGAAATGGCATCAGATTTAGCCCCTACCTATCACCAAAAACCAGTGATTGATAACAGTAATATTACTAATATGGCAATAGAAGTATTGGCTGAACAACCAGTTGCACCAGTTGCACAAGCACCAGTTGCACCAGTTGCACAAGCACCAGTTGCACAAGCACCAGTTGCACAAGCACCAGTTGCTGACCCGTCAACATTTATTGGGAATGATACCGATGGTGAAGATTATGACGATCTGCCTTTCTAAAAATTACACATTAAAAGAGGGGATTTAGTTCCCTCTTTTTTTTTCACATTTAAAATTTCAAAAAATGAGTACACTAGACAATAAAAATAAAGTGCGTAAACCTACGCCTAAGAAAAAATTTTCATTGGATAATTTCAAGAAAAAAATCGGAGCAACCGATGTACCTTCGAAGAAACTTTCATGGATTCCAATTGATGATGCATTGACAGAAGCCACTGGTATGCCGGGACTTCCGAGAGGATATGTGACCGAATTTAGGGGATACTCCAACACAGGTAAATCAACAGCATTAATGAAATCAATCGTTAGTGCACAGAAATTAGGTGATCTTGTTATTATTATTGATACCGAGAACAATATTGATATTGGTAATGAAAGATTAACATTAATGGGATTTGACTGGAGCGGTGATTATATTTTAGTAAATAATAAATATTTACTTGACAATTTCGGACAATTACAAGACAAAGACAGAAAAGAAGCGAGTATTGAGGATATGGGAAAAGCAATGTTTTATTTCCTTGACCAACAAGCTGCTGGTAATCTACCATATAATATTTATTTTGCTATTGATTCTATAGGTACATTGAATTGTATTAAAACAATTAATGCACATGAAAAAGACACAAGCGATAACAACATGTGGAATGCAGGTGCATATGAAAAATCGTTCATGTCGTTTCTAAACAACACTATTCCAAACAGTAGAAGAGTAGACAGTCCATATATTAATACAGTTGGCGCAGTGCAGAAAATATGGTATGATAGTATGAATAAGGTTGTGAAGCATAAGGGTGGTGAAACGTTCTTCTTTGGTGCAAGACTTATCTATCACTTTGGAGGGATTATAACACATGGAACTGCAAGGATCGTCGCTACCAGCAAGAAACGTGAAATTAATTATGGCTTCGAGAATAAAGTTAACGTTGCTAAGAATCACGTAGATGGTGAGTGGGGTGGTATTTCACTACAAGGTAAAATCATATCAACACCACATGGATTCGTATATCCTACGAAATTGGACGAATATAAGAAGGAAAATATACTATTCTTTAGAAATAAGTTTGATGACAATACACTTACTGTTGGTGATATTTTAATGGAATCGAAGCAAATGGATGCCGAAGGTAACGTTATAATGGATTTAATTGAAACTTTACCATCTGTTGATAATAACACAGAGGAAAGTGCAGAATAAATGAAAATTAGGACGTTATTAATCGATGGAAATAATTTACTGAAACGTTCTTATCATGGAGCAAAGGATGTAGAAACCGCTAATTTTGGTCATTTGGGTGGGTTGTACACCTTCATGACAATTACTCGAAAACTAATAAAAGAACACCAGATCAATAAAGTAGTTATTGCATGGGATGGTGAGGGTGGCGGTGTATACCGTTATCGAATTGATAAAACATATAAAGCTAACCGTAAAAATAAAGAATGGTTTAAGAAGATTGAAATGACTGCTGCTGAAATACGTAGAGAACGTAACAAAGATGAGTCGATACTAAAACAAAGGATGAGAGTTCAAGCGTATTGTGAAGAATTATTCATTAGACAGATAGAAGTAGATGATATTGAGGCTGATGATGTTATGGCAGCATATTGTAATGAAAATCATTTAATTGAAGAAATTTACTTACACTCGAATGACCGTGATTTTGCTCAGTTACTTAATCTAAACATTACGATATTGTTCCCAAACATTAAAACACCTATAACTAGGACAAACTACATAATGCATTTTAATCATCATTATACAAATGCGTTGACGATGAAGATATTATGTGGTGATGTTTCTGATAATATTTCAGGTATTGCTGGACTAGGTGAGGGAATATTAATCAAATATTTCCCTGATATCGCATATAAAACACTAACAGTTCGTGAAATTTGTGGTAGAGCGGATAAAATAAATAAAGAAAGAGTAGCAGGTAAAGGTAAAAACAAGAAAAAACCACTTAAAGTTTTTGAGGCTTTGTTGGAGAACATCGACAGACTTAAAACTAATTTCGAATTGGTTAATCTTGCTGACCCAATATTAAATGAAGAGGCCACCGAAGCACTGGAAGAATTGAAAGTTCCATTGTCACCAGACGACAGGGGAAGTAAAAATTTATATAAAATGATGACCGATGACCAGTTTTTAATGATCTATGGTAGTAGTTTTACACAGTATGTCGAGCCGTTCTATACCGTTATTATGCATGAGAAACAGTTACTTAAGAGTTACATTAAAGAAAATCGAAAATCTTTGTAGAAAGTCTTTCATTTTCGGAAGTTTCTACTTACATTTGTAAAACAATTTAGTTAATAAAAAAATATTAAAATGAAAGAAAAGGATTTCAGTAACGAGTTTAAATTTGTCTTAAAACAAGGAGACGTGAAATATTGTGAGGTTGTTTTTGATGCGGATCAATATAACCCGTTCACTAGATACTCTATTGACATAAGAGACATTTTACCTCGTTCAATAACCAAGTTACAGAAAACATTATCGAAAAGGAGATATGATACAGTTTTAAATGACATTGATTTGCTTCAATCTCGAAGAGACTTAGTGATGTCATATCCCAGATATATGAGGGATGGTATGAGTTATAACCCTAAATCAATTACGCAGCATTTCGATAGTAAGACTATCAAGGGTGTTGAGTTTAAAATTGGTTTATATATCAATAATAAACCAATTGTTGAGAGAGTGTTTTATGTTGATGGTTTTAACAGTACTTCTAGGTGGTCAGTATGTATGCTTGAAACGGTGAATGATGTTGTTGATGGTATTATGGAGAAAATTAAAGAAACTGATGTTAGTAATACTTGGGATGATTATGATATAATTAATAATTTCAATTATAATATCATCGAAGTTAGAGAGTTACCAGCATACAAGCGGTCGTCATTGCTGAGACGAATTAATAGACGCTAAATACGAACAATAGATGGTTACTTGGTTAATAGGTAACCATTTTTTTAACCATTTTAAGGAAATTTATGAGTAAACCAATTGAGAATACGCTAACGTCGTTTCTGGGACATGAATTTCAAGTGCGTTTGATGTGGCAGTTACTGGTAGAACCAGAATTTGCGGAAAAAGCGTTACCTGAATTAAACGTAGAATATTTTGACAAAATACACTTTAAGAGACTTTTTATAATTATGACTGAATTCCATCAGGAGTTCCTTAAAGTCCCAAATTTACAGAATAAGACGATATACCAAGCAATTAGTTCGAAAAAGACTCCTGATAATACAATAGAGTATGAGTCAATGAAATCTACGGTGGAATTGATTGTAACTTTAAATGATAAAGTAATTAAAGAGGATTATCT